GAATAGCAGCGATTGTATCTTGAAAACGAGTCTTTAGTGAGCCCTCCATCATTTCTTCAGCGAGGAATGATTCTACGACATGATAATTGAAGTTTAGTAGAGCAGAGCCATCTTCGTTTTCTTCATTACCGATCTGTAAGTTTTCGTAGTGATAAACAATACCCTCGAACTCACCATCATCGATCTGGACGCACACGAAATCTTTTACGTCCAGTCTTTCAATATGCGTATACTTAGGAGCGACTGGATCGTCGATAACTCTTTTACTCATCTTCGTCTCCCATAATCGCTCCATGAGAGATAGAATACTTTTCTGTAACATACTTCACAAAATCAGTTTCCTTAAAGATTGCTTTCCAGAAATCACCATTATCAACGATATCGCCAGCTCGCATACTAGGAACGGATACTTCTCCAGTTTCCTTATCTACCCGAGCATACCAACCATTCTTAGGCTTAATGATATAACCACCATCCAGAGCGACATCCAGTAGACCAGACCAGCGATTGATACCGCCTTCGAAAGAAACTGTAATCGGGATCTTTGATTTCTCTTTAACATAACGAGACTTCTCTACGTTGATTACGAAATGATATCCATTGATTCCGTCCGCATCCTTATCTTGCTGACGACCAAGAATCCAGATATTATCCGATCCGTAGTACGATCCTGTTCCTCCACCAACGATAGCTTTCGGGAACATACCAATTTCCATATAGGTATGATTGATAACAGCCATAGGAATATCCTTAAGAGTCAGATAAGGAGTAACCATACGGAACAGAGACTTGAGTTGCTTTGCACGAGACATATCTGCAACAGACTTCTCATTCAGAGCATCTTCTACTTCCTTCTTCGAAGCTAGATTACCAATAGAGTCGATTACAATCATCACATGCTCGCCGCGCTCGATCTGAGTTAGCTGCTTCATGATATCAAACTTCAACTGCTCAACGTCCGTGATAGGAGTATGAACAACCTTATCAAAGGGAATGTTGAATGTATTGAAATATGCTTGCGGAGTACCAAACTCTGAATCATAGAACAAGATGACGCCATCATCATACTTCTTGAGGAAGGCTGACGCAAGCAACAACGCGAAGCCAGTCTTGAAGTGCTTAGATGGACCAGCCAACATTGTTAGACCGGGAGTCATTCCGCCATCAATAGAACCAGACAACGCGACGTTAATCATAGGAACAGAAGTCGGAATAGTATCCTTCTTAGTGAAGATCTTAGAATCTTCGAGAGTAGCAGTAAAGGCGATAGTTGAATTCTTAATTAGTTTTGAAACAAGGGACATGTTTAACCTCCATAATGAATAGTATCATATCATGCGTAAGTTGTCAAGTTTTCTTTTTCTACAGTTATGTTTTTCCATATATCACCATCTGTTGAAACGGCTGCAACAGTTCTAATATCACGAGATGCTGCGATGATTAACAATACAGCCAACGGATCAATCACAAGCACTAAAAGAATGATCATGAAACGGATTGCAGATTCTAAATCTTTTTCTGAATCATTACCATATATCAGCTCAGAAACAAATCTAATGGGTCCGACTTCATTGCGGACTTCACGTATAGATTTCATCAAAGGCGCTTTATCATCAAGAAGTTTTTCTATGTTTGATTGGGCATCGTTCATATCAGCAGCCAACTGATCTCGCTCTTTCTTTTGCTGATTACGTATCTGCAGTGCAGTTTGTGCGCGATTGTTGCGTTCTATAATAGAATCGATAGCTTTATCTAGCTGAGTTAGTTGCTGTTCCGACTTCGTGATGCGCGAGCGCTCGCGCGCGAGGGAGCTATCAATGCGTTCGATCTTTGCGGCAACTTCTCCGCTCGGAGCAACTTGATCTAGATGCGCCTTGGACAGAAACCCAAAGATGCCCATGCTAGTTATGAGCATAAGAATAAGCAACGCAGAAATAAAGTATGACTTCATCAGGAAAGGAATGTATTTCCAATTCCTGTAGAGCCATGAAGCGAGTACAATCTTACCAAACTCTAATGTTCCGCCTAGAATGATAATAGCCCAAAATGCTCCAGCAAAGATAGCTGTCAATCCTGTGACTGAATACCATGCGGAAACGACGGAGAGTGCTATCCCCGTCGTCATGATTAACCAGCGATCTGCATTAAAGGTCAATAGAACTCACTTTCGTACGCCCTATGGTTTGATTTATTCTTGCTCGGATTTGAGAATTTTCCCATGTCCAACACTCGCCAGTATCATCCTGAAACACGACCCACATCAAATCGTTTTCCATACCATAGTCAATAATAAAGTGAGCCATCCCTTTTCCTTTTGGCGTGGTTAAAGGAATAGGAGGGTCAATCCTAGTCATCATATTATCCTCTTGATATTTTCAGCACAGCATCCAATTGACGCTGACATATTTCTCTTCTGTTTGGCCAATGAATCCATTCTTTGTCTGCTGTCTTTAGTAGATTATTCAGCAGAGGAACTACGATAGCTTCTAGCTGTCGTATCTTTTCACGCATCTCGTCTTCTGTTGCTGATGCTGCAACGTTGTTGTGCATTCTACCAAACTCAATAAGAATACGATCTAATTTTTCGTCCATCGAATCAAATCGATCGTCTAGGTCAATGTTTAAAGTAGATTGTTCTACTTGTGTAGGCTTTGCGAAATCTGGTTCGTCGACTGCGGAGAATCCGTAATCTGTGCCAAGATATTCGGCTGGGACGTTAGTCATGAAAAGAAATCCTCCAATGTACTTTGCTTTTCTTCATGCCAGTTAATCACTTCAAGGATTGCACGAAGTGGTGACATGAACGCTTTATCGAACTGTGTGTCATAGTCTATGTACGCATCAAGATCAAACTCTTGAGGTAGCTGAGAGAATGCGCAGATAACATTATCTCTAAGCGGATTTGGCATCTTAAGATAGGAGAATCGTATCTTTTCTCCATCCTTGATTAGCTCATATTTCTTCTGCAGCTTGAGCTTCTTGATCTTATCATTATAAGACATAGCGCCCCGAACATGAATCGGAATGCTCTTAGTTTCATTCTTGTATTTAGTTAGATCTTGAACGGATCGAGGAAACGAGACTTCTTCGAACGACAACTTATAAAACTTAGACTTGAAGTCGGCGATGAACTTATGCAGTTCTTCTTCTGGCTGGGTCATGATGATCGTAAGAGCATCCTTAATCGCCTGACGACACACAGAAGGCGTCGACGACTTGACAGCTTCGATACCCATGATCTTTAGTTTAGGTTTCGCATAGCGAACGCCTTCGGAGTCGTGAACATTGAGAATATATCGCTTCTTCGCAGTCCAGATACCACGATCAGCAATGACTTCTCGAGTCATATTCATCTTTTGTTGGAAGGCTCCCATCCGAACAGCAAGATCCTGGTAAATCCTGTCAAGCACTGGTTCAATTTTCTCTGAACCCACTTTATCCAGAAAGTTAACGACTTTCTGTTTAGAATCGGCAGAAGGATCGAGTATTTTATTTCTTTCTGTAAAGACCATATGTACCAGCTTGTCAAAGCTAATGTATAGCGAATCCGTATCTGATGCAATGACATAATCTTCATCCTCAGTCTTCAGTAGCTTATTGAGATACTTATTGATTTCATTTTCAGCCCAGCGAATCGACAACTGACCACCAAGAGTAATAGCAGTAGCCTGTTCGATATCGAAGAATCTGAAGTGTGGGTTACCGATAGCGCCGTATGCTGAGTTGAGTTGTACCTTCTTTGCAAGCTGCATGTTCTTATATCTAGAAATATCTTTAACAGCTTGTTTAGACTTAGTCTTCTCGTACTCTTTTTGAGCAGCGATCATCTTTTCTTTATAGACGACACGATCGTTGTACATACGTTCCATGATCTCAGGCAAGAATCCTTGCTTGTCCTTCTTGAAGAAACATCCGTTAGCTGCTAGACCATATCCTTCCGGCACTTCAGGAAAGATACCTTCCAACAATTCATCAACGCTCGTTTGTGCTTTGTTTCCTCGTAGCAATGTTTCAGGACTGATATTATATTGCATAATAAGATGAGGATACAGCGAGTTTAAGTCGAACGACATAACCCAATCATATCCACCTGGCTTAGGTTCTTTAACGAATGCTCCGACATACGCTTCGTCTTTTCTTCCGCCGCCAATCAAAGGAACAGCAACCCTTTGCTTCCATAGATGATTATGCGTGATAACATCCCACATACGAACTTGAGTGAAGATATCAAGGAGAGTGACCTTAGCATCGTACGCGAGCGCGAGAGCCATGTCAATCAGCTTCATCTTATCGTCGAGCTTATCAACAAGCTCAACGTCTCGAATGTTATAGTCGATGAACTTCTGGAAGTCGTTGATATAAAACTCGTGGAGAGTTTCATATTCAGAGTAATCTAGCTTTCTTTCACCTAGCTCAACGAAACCAATGTGATCCAGCTTATATGATTCTTGCTGAGTATACGTGAACTTCTGATACATCTCAAGATAATCAAGAGTAGCAATCCCTGCGATGTTGTATACGTTTTCTTCTTTTCCAAACTTCGTACGGACACGACGATCCTTAAACATACGCCAAGGACTGAAAGACTTAGTATGAGATTCGCCTAGAACTTGATTCATGCGACGAATCAGATACGGAATATCAAAGAACGTGACGTTCCATCCCGTTACGATATCTGGATATCCGTTGCTCCACTCGCTGAGGAACTTAGTGAGTAGCTCTTTCTCGTTATTGCATTGATAGTATCGAACATCCGCACGAGTATTAACATACTCATAGAATCCCCACACATGAAAGATATTATCTTTCTTCAAAGTGATAGCGGTGATCTCTTGTGCCGCTACATCTGCGCTAGGAAATCCATTCTCGGAACTCACCTCGATGTCGATATTAGCAGCATTGATTAGATCGCGATCATATACTATTTCATTGTTATATTCTTCGTTGAGATACGCATAAAGAAATCGAGACATACCATAGATGCTGAAATTAGAAACATCTTCATAGCTCTTGATGAATTCTTTAGCGTCCCGTATAGATTCGAATCCCATAGGATCAAGCGAAAGCCCACGAATGTCTTTCCACTCTGCGTTGTCGCGCTTTGAGTTAAGAAACATCGTAGGCTTATATGGAATCTTCTCTTCGAAGTATCGTCCGTGATCGTAACCACGGACGAAGATATTATTACCATACTCAAGAACATTCGTATAAAATTTGCTCATGAACTATAGTACCAGGTTAGGACTAAGTTGTCAAGATCCCCTTTGGTGGAACTACCAGCCCAGATCCAAAGTTTTGATTGTACGCATTTTCTACCTGATTGTCAGGATCATACGTGAACAAAATATTGCGAGGATCTAGGATGATTTCCTTAGTCCTAGCCATTGGAATAAAGTCTACCAGAGCCATCTGAGTCTTGCCAGTAGCAGTAGGTTGGATAATCACTGCTGCTGGTTTCAGAACCCTAATCATATTACCAATAGGACCAACTTTACCAATGATCTCATCACCATTAAGAAGGCGCAACATCACGATAGCTGTATTGCGATTCTCATCATTCATATTCATAGCATTCACATTAGTCATTTCATTTCCTTACTTCGTTACACCTTGTATCTTCTCTTGTCCTCTTGACCAAGCAGCGATACCAAGAACTGCGCCCATTGCTAGATGGAAAAGACCAGCGCCCTGAAGCGTCAGAGGAACCCATTGAGTGAGAGGCGATTTTGTTATGACTTGAACTACTGACCATAGAATAGGAAAAATAGCCATATCTAAGCAGCAGATAACCATATAACACCAACCCATTGCTGGGCGCCATTTCTTAACCATCCAGTCTTCGTTCTGTTTATTGTTTTCTGCTTCCCATTGTTTAGTTTCTAGTTCGACCCTAGCTAATTGAGCTGCTTCAGAAAGCTGTGGAGCTGCTGGAGCATACGATCGCGAAAACGAACTATCGTTATATGTAGTCGGGATTGAAGCTGCCGCTCCCTTTGTAGCAGCAGGCAACTGATCCATAGCAGGTTTCGCGACGATTGGCTCGTCGTCTATTGTTTTTCCGAACTTTGGCATCGTGGTTTCCTTTAAGTGAAACTATTATTTTTTAGTGTATCATCTTCCACGCCGCTTGATTAATAACAGATTTAGTTGATACGATATCACGAGGTTCTTTCTTGAATCCTACAGCAATGTATCCAATCATATTTCCAGCCTCTGGAGGTATTGATCCACGACAGGTATAAGTTACTCCACGAGACATTATCCAATCTCCAACAGCAGACGTAGCCTCAAAAGGTTCGCAAAGTATTTCGCCATTGAGTATAGAAGTAGAAGCTCTATTACGCGCAGCAGCACTGCTAAAGAACGATCCTCTTACTCCTTCTAGCGGAGCATATCTACCATCAAGCGACTGAGCGATTCTTGTTAAACGCAGATTTTGCGGAAGATCGATCTGATGAATGATTACAGTCTCGCCCCCAGAATCACGAAGCAAATCGCGGCTCAAAGAAGATAACTTGTCATCTTCAATCAACTGCTTAGATACCTTTTCTTTAGTTGTTAAGTTTCCGATGATTAAGTCCTGCTGTTTATATGCAACATATCCACCCAACCCACTTAGCCCTAGAATGATTACGGTGACAAGTTTGAAAGGAGTATCGACCCACTTAACAAGATCAAACGCTTTATCCATCCATCCTGATGGAGCTTTAGGAACAACAACAACTTCAATTGGCTTTTCAGCAACTTTGGTTTTTGGTGTCGCTTTTCTAACAGTAGGTTTTTTAATAACTTTTTTTGTAGTTGTTGCCATCGTTAATTCCTTTATACGAATATATGTAAAGCTTCCGCATAATGAGATTTACGATCTTCGAGACCGATTGTACCACCATTGATTTTCTTTGTGACTGTAAGCACGTCACCCTTGTCAGCCCAATCGTTCAGCTCGCGCGAATCCCAGAACCAAGCAGCAGACCAAGCTGCGCCTTCAGCTGTTTCTAACCATCTAGCTGCGTCTTCTAATTGCATTTCCATATCAGACGCAAATGCTTGATAGTTGCTTTTACCCGTGAGCTGTATCAATCCTCGACCACAATAACGATATCCGTCCCCAGATTCAGGAGGACCGTTGCCCATGCGACTAGCGTAAACTAGATTCGCAATCTTTTCTGGATTCTTAGCATAATCGTTAGGATTCTTACCCCTGAAGTATTTCGGAAAGACCTTAGTTAAGGTTTCAGCTCTGTAATTCAGATTTTCTTTTCGAGCGCGCAATCCGCCCGATTCGTGACCTACTTGAGCCAGAAACATAGAAATTCGCTGAGGAGTATTGATCTCATAGAATTCCATGACTTCATTGAGAGGGTCGATGAATTCCTGGATGATATCCTCAGACGTGTCTTCAAAAAACTCGTTTAATTGGTCAAATGTAATAAGGGCCATAGGATTCTCCTTTCAGCAGTATTTAGCCGTAAGGACGAGATCCCATCATTTTTTGCAGTAGGCTTTTAGTCTCTATGATTATTGAAATAATTTTCTGCATAAGATCTCCAGAAAGTTGTATGAACCGTAGAAATGATTTCGTCGCGACTCATAGATAATTCTTCGAGTTCACTATCGGACAATTCGTTGAGTCGAATAATCGCGCTATTGTATTGGGTCCATGGTTGGATCCAGGTAAGTATATTCATCATAGTCTCCAAAAAAATACTGGGTGACAACAGTGCCACCCAGTTCATAACGAATAACTCAATCAGATTGATTATCCCTTGATATCAATCTTTCTAGGCTTCTGACTTTCAGGAATGAAGTTTTCCAGCCAAACCTTAAGAATGCCATTCATAAGTTCAGCGTTGTTTACAACTACAGTATCAGCCAGAGTGAACGTGCGATTGAATGCGCGTTCTGCGATACCCTTGTAGAAGTAATACTCGGTAGCCTTATCCATATCGCTGGCATCTTTAGTCTTACCAGCAATTGTTAGCTTACCGCCTTCGAGAGTCAGCTCGATGTCTGTCTTTGCAAATCCCGCGACAGCCATTTCGATAACATATTTGTTATCATCTACCTTCTTGATATTGTATGGGGGATACCCAGGAAGGTTCTTACCGATCCCATCCAACTGCGAAGAAAGCAGCTTGAATGTCTTGTCGAAACCGACAGAGAAAGGATCGAAAGAAGCAAACGGTGATGGGATTTGTGCGTAGTCGTTCTTAGTCATTTTATAGCCTCCTATTGGCAAGGTTGTATTATGTGACCCCGAAGGCGTCACGGTTTTATTTATACACGACTATTCTATCGTGCGCTTTTTTCCAATGTTATATTTGGCTTCCAGCTTCCATTCGTCCTTTTCTTTATGAGCCAGTATCTTAATCTGATTCAGAGGAGCGATAGGATCTTTAGTACTCTCCATACTCACAATATCAATTAGTCCCCATTCGGCTAAAAGATTGGTGATTGTATTCCGACGACCCATATCTTCTTCCGAGAAGTTCGTGGGTTTACCGTCCAGAGCGAATAGTTCTTTGAAATGGACAATATAATATCGTCCCTGTTTATGCAGAATATGACAAGACTGAAACAGAACCCTATCGCGTCGAGAAGCGACTCCGATACGAGTTAGTGTCTCACGAATTTTTAAAAAATCTTCTGCCGAGTGAAGCTTAACTTCAACCATTGAATCGACCGATGCATTCATCCTTTTCCACCTCTATCGAGAAACTTCTCGATCATGGTAAGCTGTTCATCGGTTAAGATACGCAACGCCTGTTCCGCCTTAGCACGACCATAGCCAAAATATTCCATGACCATCTCAACGGTAGCGTCGGGCTCTTGCTTTTTCCATTTGGCAAACCTTTTACGCTTCCGCAGAGTATTTAGTAAGTAGGAATATTGAGGCTTATTGCCGAGGTGGGAACGGAGATTCATCTCATTAGCGTGTAGGATAGCATCCTGAAAGTAGGACATCGAACGATTGGTTAGATATGGTTTATACCCCTTCTCAGCAAGCTCATCGTTCGATGTCCCTTTCATGAGATCTTTTTTACTGTGACTCACGCTATCGACATATACGAAGGGGTTGTTGCTCATGATATAAATCTCACTTCAATCGTTTCACATTAGGACCAAAGATATATAGCGTCTTCTCGTGGAGTTCTTCTATAGAAACATCCTTGAAGAACTCCGTCCCACCATCACCATAGCGTTGACTTTCGAACACAGAATGTAGACGATTATCAGCCTTTCGCTTTATACTACCTATATCCCAGAGCCCGTAAATTTCCACAGGCTCTGGGTGCGATGTTTGGAAAGCGCGTTTCCGGCTTTCCAATTGCTTCTTCCCATCAGCTTCACCGATCTTGTATATACCGACGTTGAACTGAGAAGGAACAGCCATCACATAGATAAGCATTATGCCGCGTCTTCCGCCTTCCACTCAAGGAATTCGTATGTCAAGTTCACTGAAGAAGTTTGCATGAACTTGGATATACGTTCTTGAGTCTTAGACTGGAGCTTTTTCACATCCTCATAGTTCTTAAAGTGAAAGATGATATGAGCCTTGGTGCAGCTACGTTCGATCATATTACCAATAGCTTTACCGAGAGTCTCGTAAATCTTATCCGTTGTCACGACGGCCCAAGTCACTTCAGTTTCATTAGTTTCGCGATCAACCTTGTGACCGTTCAGCTCGGCAACGGTATACTGCTTGAAATGAAACTTCTTGTTCTGCATCGAAACGATAGAGTCCTGCTTCACTTTAGTCACAAGCTCACGGATCGTAGCCTTTTCCATCTGTGCAGCTTCGACCATCACTTCTTGATAATCATCATGATCAATATCTTTACCGTCGATCATGTCATTCATGATGAGATGTTTGATATCACCTTTAGTCATTCCGCGCACAATCTTTTCTACGCGATTCATGATAGTACCAACGAGCTTCAGTACCTCAAGACGCTCTGCAGCTTCTGAGGGTAAAAGATCTTCTGAGATGATAGCGATAGGTGCAGTCTTAAGACCAGGAACGATCTTGCCGTTACGGATAACTTGCTCAAGAGCATGAGCAGTATGATTTCCGTTGATTAGGAAATAACCTTCGTCATCTTCAATGACCAAGATAGGATCAGCGAAGTTGATATGCTTGAATACTTTAATCTTGTTCACAATCTCAGAAACGACTTCAACATGAACTTCGTTCTGCTTAACCTGAAGACGACGACCACTCTTGGTAATAAAGACCACGAGCTGATCACGATCAACCTGTTCATTCTTGAGCGATCCGCTACGATACAGCTTCACGATTTGCTCAGCCATAGCCAAGCACTTCTTATGCGAAATAGTCATTTTCATACTCCGAGTTTGGCAGACCCAAGGCTTCTGGCGCCTTTTCAAGTTTCTGCCGATTAAGTGAGTCGAACCACTCGACTCACTATGATTATATTAGCGGGTAGGTGTTCAAATGTCAAGAACTATTTGAACTCACAATCGATCATGATTTGGGTCATACACGCAGCCAAGTTGATTTCCTGGTCTACGACGAACGCAGCCTTGTATTGATAGTCGGCTAGGGCTAGCACGAGCGGCGGAATGGAGTCTGGCTTCATAATCTCCGAAGCAGCGTCATATAGCTTCCTGAACAGCACATTGACATCCATACTGGAGTTCTGGGCTACCCACTTCCGCATATTCTCGAATTCCCGAGCTTTTAGATACTTTACCAGCTCCCTGATCTCTACATTGTCGACCTGGGCTAGGATACCAGCATCAATCGTGCCGCGAGCAGAATACCGCTGCAACTCATTGAGAACTCGCCGCCAATCCGGAAAATGCTTCGTGATAATCTGGGCTAGAGCTTTCTTATCGTAGCCTACGCTTTCTGTATCCAGAATACCACACACACGCTTCATGAACTGAGAAGCTAAGTCAGCCCGTTCCTTCGAGCCAATCTTAAACTCTACGACAGAACAACGAGAGTGGAGAGGATCAATGATACGATTAATAAAATTACAAGTAAGAATGAATCCACAATTCGAGGAATACTCTTCCATAAAATTGCGGAGAGCAGGCTGAGTGCTATTCGCGTTGAGATAGTCAGCCTCGTCAAGGATGACATACTTCCGTCCTCCGGTGAATGAAACAGTCGCAGCAAAATTGCGAATGTCGTTTCTCAGTGTATCAATGTTTCCGTTCATAGATCCATTGATGATAATGTAGTCGGCATTGATTTCATCGAGCATCGCTCGCGCGACGGTAGTCTTACCAACGCCTGCTGTTCCAGACAATAAAAGATTAGGGATATTACCATCATCTACGAACTTCTGGAATGTTTCCTTCAGATCTTCAGGCAGAATACAATCTGCAATCTTATGGGGTCGATATCGCTCGACCCAGAGGAATTCTTCACGCATCACGCATTCTCCATGAACTGGACGAGACTTGCTCCGCTATATCCATAGCGAGCATAGGTTGAACCATTGAATTTTGATTTAAGTATACGAGCTACATTTTCATCGAGAAGCTTGAGATCTGTATATGAATTTAGATTATCCGACATACGCCAGATATCATCCCAAGATATGAATTTTACCTTATATGAATGCGAATCAATCGTGTATCCGTTTTGTCTAGCTCTTCGAGCGCCAGCATGTTCTTCTTCTGGATGAGAACAATTAGCCAACTCCAGAAAAAATTTCCTCACTCGAGAATTCGTGCAAAAATGTGATTCGCCAACATAAACGCAATCGGTTTGATTATCGTCCGAAGCATATATAGCGTAAAGACCCGTCGAATGAATAGGCATTCCGCCTATAATACTCATACTCACAGAAGCATTAATGCTGTCGTTCTTGAAAATAAGTTTCACATCTATCGGATAGAACGGTTGTTCAAGCCCATGCTTTATGATTTGATTAACAAGCATGTGTTTTTCATAGCTGATATTATGAACCAGTCGTCTCATATTAGGTTCCCATACTGTAAAGAAGAAGGGGAGCCGAAGCTCCCCGTGGTTACTCAAGTATTGTAAGCAGATGATTGCTCGGTCGCAATCCAGTATTCAACATCTCCAGCCTTCGACTTGAAGTGAGAAATACCTTTCGCAGAAACGGTAACATCATATTCACGATTCAAGACCTTAAGATTATCAATCTTAAAAATCATACGATAGTTTACGCTAGATTCACCAACTTGGTAATCAAACGTATTAGAACCATCGTTCCGAGAATCAATCGCAGAAAGATACGCTCGCCCTTCCTTACCAACAAGAGCTAACTCTGGAAGACCCAGAACTCCCGCTGCACGCAAAGCCGATTGAAGCGCATCCGCGTCTAGCGTGAAATTAATCTCCGTAGATGGTAGATTAATTTCCTTAGACGAGGGCGATTGAATCAAATCACTCTTGGCATAACGCAAGATAGTCCTAGCTTTGCCATTAGAGATTGTGAGCGATTCTTTACCAAGATCAATATCCGGATCTTCGAACATTGTCACAGTACTGATGAACTGAGACAAATCGTAGATAGCGAACTCCGTATCGAACGATTCGGATATGTTAGCCTTAGCCAATACAGTTTTCTGTGGACTCACAGTCTTCTGCACTGATCCAGACTGAAAAAGCAGTGACGGATTGATAGCCGCAAAGTTCTTCAGGATTTCAGTGGTTTCTTTAGAAAGCTTCATCATTTATTCCTCCAAGCATTACTATATCAGTATACATGCTATATGTCAAATCATTTCCTCTTCTTGAGCTTCTGCTTCTGCTTCAACTTAGTCATATTTGGCATAGACGATTCATCAGCAGTAGCACCAGCTCCGATTTGAGCAAGATCCATAAGAGATCCGCCAAACACATACGAACCAGTATGCTGCAACTTCATCCACGGACACAGCCAAACCTTAAGACCAATCTCCTGAGCCTTTTGGCAGAACCAATAGTCTTCAGAAAGATATCGCTTTGACACAGGATCAACTTCAGCTTGGAAAGCCATCAAGATTTCGCGCGAACCATCGAAGTGTTCCGTGCGAACGTGATCGGGCTTGTAGTAATATTGAGGGAACGAAGAAGCAAACTTCTCGAGTGAATCGCGACGGATCATCATGAATCCAGTGCCACCCTCAAGAACTTCTACTGGCTCATCGAGAGCAATAGATCCAGATCCTTCCTTCGGATTGAACACATAGTCGCCGACATACTTCTCTAGATTAGAAGGATCTTTATCAGCGAATCCCTTATCGACTGCACGCTTGATCTTTTCCCAAGCAATACATTTCTTAGGATAAGGTCCGCAAACAATATCCTTGTCTGTGTTTTCCTTAGCGATAACCGAAAGCGCGATAACATCGTTGGCATCAAATCCGATATCAGAATCGATGAACATCAGATGCGTGCAATCAGAACGCAGAAACTCGTCTACGAGATAGTTTCGCGCACGAGTGATTAGTGATTCGTTGAACAGATAGAAGAATCTAACGTCCATTCCGTACTGAGCAGCCATTGCAGAAAGATCTGCTGTAGACTTACAATACTGTCCGCCGCAGATTCCGCCGTACATAGGTGTCGCGATAAAAATCTTATTCTTACGCAAGTCTTCGATAGATACTGAAATTTCAATAGAGGCCATAACTACTCCAATCCTTAGATACTATTATATATGCTCGCATCAGAGCATTTCTTTGATTTCAGCTTGCTTTTTTTTCCAACGAAGAACTGCTTGCTGATGATTCAGTCGACGCTTGATTGATGGCTTCGTATAATGCTCACGATCAGCCAAGTCTCGCAAAAGATTTTCTCGCTGGATTTTCTTCTTCAATACACGAAGAGCACCATTGACGTCATTGTTTCGAACAGTAACATAAATGCCCTTGAGAGATTCCCAGGGCTCACGATTATCGATAGACAATTATTTAAACTCCATAAAAATGTGGGAGGGGAATTGATCCCCTCCCTTATATAGCTTACGCAGCGTGCGTGAACGCCGCAGTACCGATGGTAGCGTACGCAGCAGCAACCATTGCACGAGAAGGCGTGCCGAGACGATACTTCAGAGTGACTTCACCCTTCGAGTTGGTATGCTCATTGAGATAGACCGCATAGCCCTTCTCGCGAAGAGAACGAACAACCTCATGAGGATTACCTACACTGTAGCGAGAACGAATCTGAGCAGCGGTAAGTTGCTCACCAGAACGAAGAGCAGCGAGAACAGAATCAGTCTTAGTCATAAAATATACTCCATAGTCAGTTTGGTGGTTAGAATAACTCAGAAATTGATTTCCCGAGTTTTCTCTGCTCCGTCGGTCGGATCGGTAGCAAGAGATTCAGTTACAGGATTGATCGTAGGATCAACCTTGGTATACAAGTCGAGGAACGCAGTCTTAGTTTCCTCATCGAAGCGATTGATACAGAAACGGATAGCCTTGGTACGATCGCCAATCATACGATACGTATGAGCGATATGAACGAGACGACGAGTTGAAATAAGTTCGTCGATCGCGCCTTCAACGAAGGTCTTACGAATAATCTCAGACCATACGGTCAAGTGATCAATGAATGATTTATCATCTTCAGTCATTGTACCATCATTGAGATAGTTTGTCAAGATCTTTTTCTCGACACTGGGAGCGGGATATTCTTGCTCGATGGTGATAGGGAAACGCTCCAGCCAAGCGTCGTCGAGCATAGTAGCAGCAACATAGCGACCATCATCAGAACCACGACCCTTCGTGTTGGCTGTAACAATTATGTTGAAGCCTGGAGCAGGATATACGATCTCACCAGTCTTCTTCATGAAGTATGGCTTGCCTTCGAGGATGCCCTGAAGACACATAGCTTTACCGGGATCAGCACGATCCGCTTCGTCGATCAGCAGAAGAGCGCCAAGCTCCATAGCCTGAAGGACTGGGCCCTTGAGGAACTTAGTCTCGCCTTGAATGAGACGGAAGCCACCGATCAAATCATCTTCGTCGGTCTCGCGCGACATCTGCACGCGAATCATCGGGCGCTGGGTCTTAGCGCAAACCTGCTCGACCATGAAGGTCTTACCATTGCCCGAGTGACCCGAGATGAACACAGGGAAGAATTTGCCAGAAGCAACGATCTTCTCGATCATCCTGAACTCACCGAACGGCACATAGTTAGAATCTTTCTTGGGAACATGAGCATAATCATGTTCTGAAATGGCGTTAGGATTGAACTTATTATCCACAGGCTTCTCGCGACGAATAGGCACAATATCTGCAGCCATTGCTGCAATCGATTCCTTCTCAACAACAGGAGCCTTGGGAGCTGACTGCATATTCATAGCAGGAAGCTTGTACGTACCGCGCCCGACGCGATACGCTGGCTTATACAGCCAATGATGATCGCTGCCGCTGATAGCATTCTTCTCTGCAAGAGAAACAAGATCTGCCACAGCTACAACAGCTTCAACGCCAAACTTCTCGGTAGCCATCTCAAGAAACTTGATTTGATTCGCCTTAACCATTAGATTCACCTTTCTTCATCATATAGTTTATTATATCATAGGGTAGAGCGGTTGTCAAGAACTAAATTCGTTCGATCATGGGCTTGCCTACGAGCTTTGCGCCCAACATAAGCAGTTCCCTCATAAAGACAAAGGCGTCCTTAAGATAGCGAAACGTAGCGAACTCATCGCTGAGCAACTTATCTTCGTTCTTGAGCGTATAAGAAACCTTGAACATCGACTTCTCCTCTTTTCATCCTAAGACTATTATATAGTATCGACGAACAGCTGTCAAGCCCTATTTAAACCGCTGCTACACAGCGATTTTTTCGATGAATCTTGACAGAACGACTCTTGAAGCGCCACGTTTATTCTGAGCGCCAATGAATGCTTTGGCTAACTGATTCTTCGTAAGTTCATGAGAAGAACCTAAATTAGTTTGCTGGGCTTGCAATTTCTTTCCGCCTTGTATCATATAGAACTCGCTGAAGTTCAGCATATTGGGCACAATGACAGAACCTTCTTTTCTAAACTTCGTGATAAAAGTATCGTAAGTATACGAGGCTGAAGCATATCTATAGAGCGCGCTGCGAACTTCATGCGTCGAAGAAGTGATATAGAAGCCTATGAAGTTGATATCTTGCGACTCTCGAATGATACGAGCATACATTCCCGTAATATCAAAGGCTCCTCCGAACGCGACGGTAGTCTGCATACGAGATTCTTCATCGACGAAGATATTCGATACGTTAGAAGATCTTCCCACATTGTAGGGAAAAGCCTTTACGAATGATTTAATCTGTCCAGAATTAATAACAGTAGGAGAAACATAAGTGGCTGGATCAGATTCTCCATCCGTGATACAAACGAAGTTCAAGATCTGAATATTCTTTTCCTTGCGGAACTTTCTCAGCAGGTCGCGCGAAACAAGCAAAGCACTGTTCAGCGGAGTAGAGCCTAGCTCGAAGCACCGCATACGATTGGTATAACCTAACATATCACTGGCATAAGACCTCGCGCTATCATATCCCTTTCCTGACGTATAGTCGTCCGGAACCCCATAATCATGATACGTTGCTGCATACAACAATGCGCCCGTCATGGTGTTGAACTCTTTCAGGCTCATCTTTTCGTGGAACATTTCCACGAGATCAAATTCTGCATCGGGATAAACGAACGGCTTGTTGTTGAGGCGTCGCATGATTCGATCGCTATCAGCGTTCTTTATGTCACTTAGACTGGCCGCTGGTTTACCTGCAATATAATGCGCGGTCTGACCCATCACATTGGTGAATCCATAGAATCTATGCGGTATACCCACACGGCGACAGAACATAGCCAAGCAAATGAGCTGATCCACAGCTCCTCGGAAATTCTGAGTCATAGATCCAGACATATCCAGATAACATACGATTCCGTGATTCTTGCCAGAAGGCTCGATTGTCAATCTACGAAAGATATCATCGTTGAACTTGTATGAATGGATCTTGTTTGTGTCTATCGTTCCCGTACGAGCTTGCTTAGAACGCGAATATGAAATAGCCGCTTTCTTCATCTCGAATTCTTTGACCATATAATTGATCGCGCTATTATTCTGAATCCTAAACTTAGTCAGGAGCAGATTGCGATAGGCTAAAGCTTCCTTAGGCCTGGCTGCTCCGGAAAAAGACGTCTGGATTATTTCCAGGACAGCACGATAGTCGTATAGGAAATTCTCATATGAAATATCCTTCGGGAAGATGATATATTTGAATTCGCGATTAGACAAAGAAGGATCCAGGAGTTCTTCCATGCGATCATTCATAGCAGAGTCGGTCTTAGCTTCATCGATATTAACTGATTTATCAATAGCCGGATTAGAATCGCTAGCCTCTACATCGGAGTCTTCACCATTCTCCTCCGGATCAGAATCTCCATCATCGCCGTCAGACTCATAATCGTCGGTTTCTTCGCCGTCTTCAGATTCCAACTCTGCAAGCATATTTTTGGCTTGCTCGTTCATATCATCTTGCTTCTTATCCTTGACGTAAGCAAAGAGATCGCGCGAGAGAGCGACTACGTCATCGAACGTGATAGTTGTTTCGGCTCTAGTGACAAACGCTCGCTCTTCTTCCGTGAACTTAATACGGACTTTCGTGCCAATCTTGAAGTAGAGATTGATACGATCGATCAGCGAAAGATTGTCGATGTTATCGTTCTTGATCTGGAAGAAATCGTTATTGTGCAACCAATCGTAGCCATCAACGAAATCTCGACGAGATCCAGGAAACTTGATCTTTACCTTACGCTCGATACGAGCGTCTTCAACGACGTTCATATAGCCCTGAAAGATCTTGGACACTCGCGCAGGATTGCTAGAGTCGTCTTCCTTCTCAGTATTATCCAGGGCTTCTTTCCAAGCATCAAGAGGCGTTTCCAGCGCATGACCGATCTCGTGCAGCACAAGCATATGATACAGAGACTCGGTCATTTCCTGCCACATAGGGAGAGCAAGAATACGATTCTTCATATCAAAGTGAGCCGTCTTGATAGGGCGATGCTCGATCATAATATTCTCGGAAGCTAGAAGCTTCGCGAGTTTATCGAGCGATCCGGGCTTAACCATTGCTACAGCCATAACGTTCTCCTTCACCATTTACTAATGATAGCACAATGGCGTCTAATTGTCAAGGGTGGTTTCTCAATGAACGCCAGTCCATCTAGCCTTATATCGCCCTTCCAGGACATTCCCGCGAGCGAAATTAGTCGCTGGAGCTTTCCAGCTGGAAGCCATCAAAATGTCACCAGCTTTAAACTTACCATGATCTTCTTTGACGATGAATGAGTGTACGGAACGATTTCCGCCAGCATAAGAAGTCACTACCTTGATATATTTCCGCCCTTCGTCGAAGGAAACCTCAAAGGAATCCACCATGTTCTTGACCCAAGAATCTTTGGTGATATCTTTGCCTTGAGCGTAGTCAGCCCGGATTTCGTCGGCGTATTCCAGGACGTCGAGGTAAAGCTGATTCATTTTATTTCCCCTGAGGATGAGCGAGATGATGGATCATCGAGGCGTAGAATTGGGCGGTGGATTCGGACTCCAGCCCTTCGGTGATAAGCTGATCGAAGGAAATGCCAATGAGGCGGCTATAAGCTTCTAGGAAGCAAATGAGGTCATACCCTGGAACGGTGGGATAGCGGGTAACGAATTGGGTTACTTTGGACATTTGGGCTCTTGGGTTAGAGGTTATCATATATTGATTGTAGCGGGTGATTCGGTGATTGTCAAGGGCTTTATCCGCGTCCCTTAGCAACGCCCGAGTTACGCAACGTGCATGCTTTAGCTCCACGGCCCCAAGCCCCAAACGAAGAACGAAAAGTCTTAGGCTTGACTTTACGAGTCGGACAAACTGTTATAGTCAAGCCCGAGTTAATGAACGCTTGAACGTAAGCATTAAGCTCGATACGCTTTTCGGCTTTAGCTTGAGCATTAACAACGCTGGTATACATAAAAGCTCCTCTTTTCATCCTATATTGATTGTAACGGGTAATTTGGTGATTGTCAAGGGCTGCAAACGAAAATAACCCCCTGTAAAAACAGAGGGTTATCACTAAATCGTTGAAATTTAACGCGAAACTTTTTTTGTAATTTATTCGTTACGAACGAAAGCTGAATCGCTAAGTTCGTAAACGGTTAGGTAAAGTTCGTAGTGATATTCGTAAAAATCTTCGTCGGTTAACCAAGCCCTAAGTAACTCAAGCTGAAGCATGAGTATTAGCTTAGTAATGGTGGACCGAAATGGTAAGTATTTGGTAGTAATAGCCAGTATAGAAGCGCCGCTTACTTTGTCGAATAAGTATAAACGGGTTTCGGTGGAAAGCTTAAACATTTACTACCCCTTTTTGACCATTACTCCCTATAATACGCCATAACCTACTAATTGTCAAGGGCTATAATTGATTACGATCGTAACGTACCCTTTAACGCAATGAATCCAGTAAAGGCATGATTCTGCCAGAACGAATCGACGGCTACGAATCCAGCTTCCTCGCACATATCTATGATTTCTGTTCTTGTGCTAGGCTTGGTCATGTGGCGTAATTGTTTTTCCTTATCCATGATGTCGTCAGTCGTAAATGACCCGCGCTTGAAATCGTAATAGGTGAATGTGCGCATTTCGTGTATACGAACATTCTCGGGCATTGTTTTTTCAGCGAAGACGAATGCGCCCCCAGGAGTCAAACCTCTATACACATTCTTGATGACTTCTTGACGATCAGCATGAGACATGAACTGCAACGTGAAAATGCTCGTGACATACGAACAGTTGTAGAAACAATAGTTTAGGACGCTGCCCTTTTGATATGTTAGTTGAGAAAAGTTGCTCTCGTCGTTTTCATATTCTCCCCAGAAATCTTCTTCGATCTCAATGCCTACGTAGTCGGCGTGAGGGGCAAACGTGTTCTGTGCAATCATACTCTTGAGCATCTTACCCGTGGAGCAACCAATGTCAGCAACAGTCGTATTATTTTCAACAAAATATTGACTGTAATCAACAACATCTTGCCACAAATCACTGTATCCACGGATAGATGTATCAATGTGATTGTCGAATCCTTCTTCGCGTGTAGCGAACGTGAACTTACCTGTCATTCTGTAATTCCTTATATGGCTTCAATATGTTTTCGTAGATCGAAGTAGCAAGAGCGCACATCATCTTTGGCGCAACCATACGACCAATACGTTCAGCCTGCTGATCAAACGTTCCAGTCAATTCATAATCATCAGGAAGACTCATTATACGCTTCATTTCTTTAATTGTCAATTTCCTATTTGCAGCATAGTGCATTACACCAGATGCAGAACGTTGCTGACCCATCTGCGTAAGAGTAGGGCATGGCTTATTGGGTGCAGGACGCTTCATGTTGAAGCAAGACAACTTTCCGTTGACTAGTCCTGGCTTCAGCGTCTTCGTAGGATTAAACGCCATAGTCTCTACGAATTTCTTTTGGAAACTGTTTTCGCACGAGTCTAGCAACATCTGAACTTCTTCAGGATCGTTATCGATCCCTTCGATCGCGCTCGCGATACTTACTCCCTGAGATGTGCTCATCATAGGATAGATCTTTCCAGCAAGTTGATACTCCTCGAATCCCAAAGCATCGAACACATCATTCCTCACCCCCACGAAAAATGTTCTCATGCGACTCTGAGGAACTCCGAACTTAGAAGCGTTCAGGACTTGGTATACCATCTTATATCCTGGAGTAACACGTTCAAAACCTGTTACGAAATCACGGAGCTTCTCGATAGCTGAGCGAGATGTAATCCCTTCTACGTTTTCTGCGATGATGATCTTTGGTTGAATGTCTTCAGCAATACGAATATACTCAAGGAATAGGTCCTCGATATTCTTTACTGTCTTGCCGTCAGAATATTTCTTTTCTCGATTCCATCCCTTCTTACCTTTACCAGAAGAAGAAAAAGCAGAACACGGAGGAGATCCATCAAGGATATCAAGATCTCTCCGAACAAGATTACCAGCAATCAACAAATCTTTACCAGTGATAGCCTTGATATCTCCCAGGATTACTTTCGTATCTGGGAAGTTGCGTGAATATGTTGCGACTGCTTCCTCAACGAACTCGTTGATCGCAACAACTTTTCCTCCAGCCAACCTATATCCAGTTGAAGAACCGCCACCACCAGCAAATGTCGATACAACCGTGAACAACTCACGAGCAGAAGAACGCTTAACATCTTCAACAGTATATGGTTGATAACTATTCATGCAACATTTTGCTTTCTTTTAAAGTTCGTCAAAAATTTCTGAGCTTTTTCCAGATGATATCTACTAGCGCGTTGCTGGAATGTAATACCATTTAGATGATCGTATTCATGCTGAAACACTCGCGCGGTGAATCCTTCGTATCTCGTGGAACCAGTATCACCATCCCATCCAGTGTATCTAACTTTAATTCCTCGCGCCCTCTTGATCTTAATGAACATACCAGGAAATGATACACATCCTTCTTCATATACGACCTTTTCTTCATCATAGTCGACGATGATAGGATTGAATACGCCTATGATAGATTTACGATCGCTGAAGTTACCAATGACAAAAGCTCTTGTCATAATGCCCAGCTGAGAAGCAGACAACCCAACTGCTTTTGATTCGATCATCTTTTCACGAAGAAGTTCGTAAAGTTCTTTGGCTGCGTAGTGTTGTCCATCAGGAGTAGTGTATCCTTCGGAAAAGTTAAACTCTGGACATATCTGCTCAAGGCGTGGATCATTGCTGTCAATCAATTGCATTACACTATCCTACTAAAGTTTTTATGTTTTGTAAAGCGAATAATATTCGCGAACTTGTCATGCAATACGTCGCCCTTATGAGATATCACAAAGATATTGGTTTCTTCCAAATTGTGAATCAGCTTTAAGAACTCATCACAACCATTTGCATCAAGAGAAGCGTCGAATACTTCATCTAAGATCAGAAGATTCGTATTGGCACTATTTTTCATACGAGCGATCGAACGCCAAGTGAATAGAAGAGCCAGATCGATACGCATCTTCTCGCCTTCGCTGAAAGAGTCGTAAGTAAAGTCATCGCGATGGCGCGAAAGAATCTTTTCTTCGAACTGCTCGTTCAGCTCGAACTTCACAAAGAAGTCCATAGCGGCAAGGTATTTATTCACTAGAGTATTGATGACTGGGACATACTGCTTAATGATACGCGACTTAATACCACTATCGCGAAGTATGACGCCAGCAAGATCATACATTTCTTTTTCACAGAGAATTCTATTTTTCTCTGTTAGGAAAACTTCATAGTCTTCCTTGAGTTTAGTTATGTTAGATTCTGTGAACGACGTTTGATTTTTTTGAAGATCACTAATTTCCTTAGTCCAAAGAGCAACTTCTTTCTGACTAGTTTTAATAAACGCATGACAATCACGTAGGCTCGTTTGCTTTTCATTAATTGTTCGCTGAATCTTCGCTATCTCATTAAGACGAGTTTCAGCAGTCGTTAGATTACTCTGTAGATCTACGAGAGCCGTATCAAGATCGGTGATAGTTTTGTTTTTTTCTTCAATTTTTTCGCATTTGATATACGAATCAATTTCTTGCGTGCAGGTTGGGCATTCATTATTGTCTTCGTAGAACTTGATCGACTTACGAGCAGAGAGCTTCTTATTCTCAAGCGATTTCTCCAACGTGAGGATTTTTTGAATCCTATTACTGATACTGTCTCGATCATCTACTTCGTCGAGAAGATCAGATACTTCAGTTTCGATAGCAGCAGCTTTCGTCTCGTGCTGCACGACGAGTTTACGAGATTCTTCAATACGCCTATTATACTCATCAATCTTTTCACTCTTAACTTGGGCAAGATCTTCGCGCAAATTCTCTTGAAGTTTTATGTTGTTAATTGTGTTCGATATATCATTATCATTTATTTTATATTGTTCACGATTAGCTGTTACTCTATCCTTTAACAATACAGCCATAGAAGAAAATACTTTGATATCCAAAAGATCTTCGATAACTTCTCGACGGACTGCAGTCGTTAGCTGCATGAAAGGCACAAACGAAGAAGAACCTAATATCACAATCTGAGTGAATGACTTCATACTCAGCTTCAGTATATTCTTCTCGAGCATTTCTTGATAATCGCGGACGGCTGCATCCTGATCGATCAGCGCACCGTTTTCATAGATCTCGAATATATTAGGCTTGATTCCTCGCTTGATGAGATATGATGATTCGTGTGTGTTGAACTCAATCTCAACAACAACATCACGCCCATTAACAGAGTTGATGAGTTGATCTTTCTTAACTCTACGAAACGGTTTACCATACAAACCAAAGCATAGCGCATCAAGCATAGTAGATTTGCCTGCGCCATTCTCACCAACAATTAGAGTAGACTCGTTCTTGTTGATTTGAATCTCAGTGAATGCGTTACCTGTCGAAAGAAAGTTTTTCCAGCGCACCTTAGTAAAGTTAATCATACTTTCCCAACAATATCAATAGAAGTATCTAGATCATCCCACCTAAAACGACCAACACTATTTCGGATTGCACGTTCATTGGTTGTTAAATTCATGAATACAGTAACGCCACCGCGTCGTTCAATATATCGATATTGAGTATTATCACGATCTACATAGATTTCGCCTACAATGAATTCCATAATCACGTTTCCATATGAAGAGCTTCAGTATATAACGAACGCATCAATTTGTCAAGATCATTATTATCAACATTAGACTCAATCGTGCTGATGTAGCGCGATAAGATCGTTAGTGTATCTTCTGTTTCATCCAAAAGTTCAGCCTCGTCAATTATATCCATGTTACGATGATCCTCGACAATGATCACTTCAATAGGCAAAGCTTCGTAAAGTTTGCTTGTGAACAAATCGAAATTAAAAGGATTATCCTTGTTCGACACAATGAGCTTCACATAAGATCCTGTGTATTTATCCCAGTCTCTATCAAGAAGTTCTTCTGTCGTCGTATCTTTATCATTATACCACATCTTACGAAACATACGATATGGATTTTCTATGAACGAAAGCTCACGAGTTTCCGTATCCAAGATATGGAATCCTTTAGGGTCATCGTAGTCGCTCCAAGTAAACTCAGCATGGCTACCAAGATAATGAATGTTGCCACTAGTAGAGCGGTGATGATAGTGACCAGAGCAAACCAAATCGAACCGATTAAATAAACTGCGATCGTCTCCATGACTGATCGGACTACCGCGATACATTTCGAAGCCTGCAAGTTCAAGGTGACCCATACAGATTTGAGCATTGGTATTCCTTATTGATTCTAAAGCATGTTCACGATTGTCGTCACATATCCACGGCATGAATAGAATAGGTGTATGATCAAAGGTTACTGTTGTTGCTTCTTCATGAATGATGAAATCGTTTTCATAAAACTCACGAATAGAATTCACAGAGTTAGTGTTCTTGTAGTACGTATCATGATTACCGATGATCAGATGGGCGCAGATACCTCTTTCATGAAGAGGTTTAATAAAATCACTTCTAAGACGTTTAGCTGTATTGATATTAAGATACTTACGACGATCAACCAAATCGCCAAGATGAACAACAGTATTAATGCTATTAGTATCAAGATATCTAAAGAAAACTTCATCTAGAAACTTCTTGTTGTTATCAAGAAAAGCAACTTGATCATTGCGAACGCCCCAATGTGTATCTGTAATCAATGCAATTTTCATTTATTATCAATCTCGTCAGTAATGATAGCTTCGACAGCAGCTACAATGATCTCACCCGGTTCTACCTTTTCTTTCTTACCGCGCTTGATGTTCTTGCTGGTCTCAAAGTCTAGCATGAACTTCTCCATCTGCTCCTTAGACCATTCGCCATACTTGATGTCTGTATTGTGTCTAGTATCACCAGCTTGATTATCTGAAGTTTCGCCCATAATGTTAGCATATTCAATAGCGGCATACTTGGTATATAGGTGTTTCTTTTCTTTTTGAATTCGACGGATGAATGCAAAGTAGATAATCTGAGTAAAGTATGCGAATGGATTTGTAGATTTAGCAGGATCAAAATTATTAATATACAACAAGACGTTTTCGATACCATCTGAGATCATCTCGTCGCGAAAAGTATAGTTAGCAAAATTCGGACGATATGCTAGATGGGTAGCAATCTTCATGATACACTCACCAATATAATTGGGGATGCGCGGAGACTGCTTGTTTTCATCCGCAGCTTGCTTAACAAGATTTTTATATTCTACCATCGCAGCATATAAATCTTTATTGTTAACGTAATGAACTTTCTTTTTAGGCTTGATAATAGTCATTAGTGTATGGACCCCGAAGATGTGTTCGCAATATTGGCGGCTGTTACGATTTCTGCAACAATTCGATCTCGCCAGTCTTTATTACGTTCTCTGGCTATAGAATTAGCGTATTTGATTGAAACTTCTTCATCTACTAAAATATAAGCCATTACGTGTCTTTTGTCAAGACGAATCTTCTCGCTCATCAAGGATGAAAATGGCAACCATCTAATTATGGAAGTTGTTATAGTCATATCCGGACCTGGCATAAGCTCTATCCTATATGGCTGCGTAACATACAAACATTCCTGACTATCATCATGAACAATACAGAGTAAGTCTTCTCCGTTATTCATCTTCAGAAAATAAACTTCGCCGTCCTGTATCATCATCACTCCTTAACTTAATAGCGTGCAAATCGTAAGGAAATCCCTCACTGCTATACATTTTCACACGTTCTATAAGATGATTTAATGTGTAGTTCTTTTTATTCTTGTTAGATAAGTTGTCAGCAATATCAAATAGCGTCATGCTATCTTTCGTATCTGAGATTCGAAGTCCTCGTCCGATAGACTGCATCGTGCGCACGCGACTTTTAGTTGGGCTTGCGAATATAATGTTATGTAGGTTTTTGATATTGATTCCCGTAGAAAACGTGCCATAAGATGCTACGATGATAGCATCAGTTTCTTTTTCAACAATAGCACGGATAGCTTCACGTTCTTCGCCATCTACTCCACCATGAACGAAAAATACTTTACGATCATCAGCTTTATCATTAATCAGATTATATAATATCTCTCCGTGCTTTTCTACATAGGCGTATAGAATCAGAGTGTTGCCTTTAAGAGAAAGAGCTAGATTGCGAATGAACTTATTGCGCGGAGGAAACGATATGATGTGCTGGATTTCATCCTGATACGTGCCTCCTGTGAGTTTCTTGCATTCTTCTAGAGGATGGGTGAGAGTTAATACCTTCACCTTGATAGCTGCAAGTTTTCCGCTGTCGATAAGATCTTTGGTGTCGATGATCTTATGCGAAGGACCAAACAATCCAGTAAGAACTAATTCATTGACTAAGCTACCATCCAAAGTTCCTGTTAGACCAAATCGATATTTTGTATTGACTAGATTAGTCATAATCTTAACAAGAGATTGCGATTTAAATAGATGAGCTTCGTCACCAACAATCACGTCGAACGAATCGAAATAAGATTTAGGTAAGTCATAAACTGATTGCCACGTCGAGATGACGATAGGCTTATCTGTTTGCTTGCTCTCTCCTCCAAAGATAACATGCACATTATTATCTACATCGAATCCGTAATCAGAAAAGTCTGAGCGAAGCTGATGCACAAGAGAAATGGTAGGAACGAGGATAAGGATACTGCCTGCATAATACTGCGAGATCAAATATATGATTAATGATTTGCCACTAGCAGTAGGAGAAACAAGAACGCCCCTATTGTTGCGAACAGCGAGAGCAAACGCTCTGATCTGATGTTCGTGAGCTTCGAATGGGAGATTAAGCGATCTTGCGAATTCTTCAGCCTCTGCAAGAGAATATTCCTCTGTTATATTAAAGTTACACTCGATGGTGTAATCGCGTTCTTCAGCGAACCGAATTATCTCTTGAGCAAGCCCAATATACGTCTGCATGTTGCGAGAATTGAGCAAGCGGATTTTTCCATCCCAAACTCTAGCTTTGAACTTAGGAGAAAACTTAGCGCCAGGAACTTCGAATGTTAAATGATCTGATAGCTCTCGCGCGAGACCAGGATCTGCGTCTACTTGCATCCATGCTTCATTTATCTTGCGCAGGAGTATATCAGAAGCCATTCGTAAATTTCCGCCACTCTATTGCGCTTTTGATATCATAACCTCTCTTATGAATACACTTCATGATTTCCATAATCACTTCTACTTTTTCTTCTAGAATGGCTATTCTAGTGTCAATCTTAAGAAGATGTTCATCTGCATCGATATATCCCTGCACCTCATTCTTCAATACCTTTTGAAGAAAGGGAGGACGATCGAGCTTTTCGAGATCTTCTGGATTGTTAAGATGACCTAGATAATAGTCCCGAAGATTATTGTATCGTGACTTTTTCTGGATCATAATAAGCCTGAGCTGGCTTCTCGTTTCCGACAACAAACGATTATATTTGGCGTGAAGAGACGATATCGCTAAGGAGTTAGTGTCCAACGCAAGATCGTCGTACTTGGCGTCGTTTTCCCACATTTCGTAGATTTCTTCAAGTTTCATTTTATAATGATACCACGAATTAATTAGATTGTCAAGATCAATATTAGCCTTGACAACTCAGAGTTTGAGTGATATAATAGAGATGTGATAAACGGTAATACTACGTTTCGAGAACATACTTACGATAGCGGAACGTAACAGATGCTTCCAAATACTCCAGCGTAGTATTCGTAGAATCAAAGTTCAATTCTGTTAATCCAATCGGAAATAGATCATAAAAGAATATATTCTTATTCACGTTCTTATTACTGGATAAGATCGATAGAACTGCGTCGGATACGAATGTAGCCGCAGCGCCTGCAGGGCGATAGAGTGGCATATCTTTACGAATTTGATTTGCAAGATCCGTAGTTTGTTTAAGGCTTTCGGGATGTCCCATACCTTCAATCCAAGACTGAATCTCAAAATAGTTCACTAGATCTTCGTCCACTTTAAATCTAATCACTAGTGGATCGTATGTAATTCTATCACCAACACGAGGAATAAAGGCTAATGGCGTAGGAACTTCAATCACTCCGATTGATACCGAAGGAATAGCTACAGCCTGACAAAAGTAATTAACATTAGGCATTCTTTTCACAGAAAAACGAAATCCGTTCTGTGCAAGAAAATTGATATTCGTAGGTTGATTATCTAATGCGCTCATATCACTATTTAGTCAATAAAAAGGGGAGCATTTCTGCTCCCCAGTTTGCGGCTTGAAACCGTCTTGTATTGCCCCGCGTTTGAATCAGCGGGGTTTTGATTACATCAAGTTGGTTACTGCTACGAAGCGGTAATACGTGTTGTAACCCTTGGTGTTCGGATTACCGATAGCACCATCAGCTGAAGACGTTGCGAATGGGTTGGCTACCATGCCGTAACGTGTCTTGAAGCCGATCTTTGGCTGGAACGAATCCTGACCGATAGCGCGAACCATCTGGAGAGGAACGTATGGGCAATAGAACAGACCAGCATCAAAAGCTGAAGCGCCTTTGTAGCCGAGTGTGAAATACTGCTTTCCTGTTGCTGAAGTGAAGTATGGGTCGATGTAGACCTTGATACGACCATTCAGAACACCAGCGAAAGTGTTACCCGTGTCATCAACATTCAAGTTGTTGGCCAGAGCAGGAGTGTAGTCGAGAACGCCAGCCATTTGAAGAGCTGAAGCAACATCGGATCCGCAGATCAGGATGTTACCCTTGCCGCGACGAGTTGCCTTAGCAATTTGGTTAGATTCGCGCTCGATCTGGAAAAGCAGACCTTTGAACTTCTCAACCATCCAACGACCATTTGAGTCAACGTCCAGATTGAACGTTCCTGCGGTTGTTGTATTTTCCGTGGCACCTGCTGTAGCAGTGTAGTTGATTGTACGAACAACTTCACGATTGATTTCCGCGAGGATTTCAGCAGCGAGGATGTTTGACAGTTCCGTCTCAGCGTCCAGACCATGAATGGCCTTAAGATCCTGAGCGAGTTCCATCGTGTACTCAGCCTTCAGAGCACGAGAAACAGCTGTAACAGCTACCTTCTCGATCGAGAAAGCCATTTCCTGGAAGTTGTTAGTGCCAGTCGAATCACCGAGGCGTTCAGCCTGGTTACGAGTCATACCAGTCGAAACGGTATACGAAGAAGTCGCAGCATCACCCGTACGAGCCGTAGGATCGTTCGATGACTGTGTGCGACCAGTCGTAGAGTTACCTACAACGAGACGTGAAGCAGTGTTACCTGCAGCCGAACCAGAGAATGTGGTGTTGGCTTCGTTGAAGAGAGCTTCCGTTCCGCTCTGTGAAGTGAAACGCGAACGCATTGCGAAGATAAGTCCGGTAGGACCAGTCATTGGCTGAACGCCGCAGATATCGTAAGCAATGAGGTTAGGCATTGAACGACGAACCAGCGAAATAAGAACTGGATCGAAAGTATCTACAGAACCGTCACCAGCTGTTGAACTCGAAGAGTTCATTGCGTTGGTTGGAGCAGCTTCGCCGAGCAGACCAGGAGCGCGATAGCCGCCTGAACCGAATCCGTCTTCACGAGCAGCTCTCTCCTGGTTTTCCAGAAGCTGTGCAACTACGCTACGCTTGTGTGTATCCTTAATGGGAGCCAGATCAGGATGTTCCAGGACTGGCTGCCACTTCTTCTGAACAGTTTCATTCAGAGATTGCATGTTAATTTCTCCTATTACGTTTTAAATTACTTTTTGATACCGCGAGTAATCGCAGACATGTAAGCAGCCATTTCAACTGGGACCTGTTTTTCGACGAAATCATCGCCCACTGGTTCCTCATCGAGAGTTACGCTTTCGGTCAAAGACCCGGCCGAAGTCTTTGAAGGGAAGTAGCTCTCACGAAGGGTAGCAATCTTCTTCTTGTATGTATCAACATCTTCGAAGTCGACTGCTTCAGAAAGAGATGACAGCTTTGCTACTTGCGTATCCGCCAGGCCTTCTGAAACTTCTGCAAACGCAAACTCGCGTTCGAATTCTTTAATCTGAGCAGTAAGCTCAACATTCTTCTCGATCTCTTCGTTGATTGCACTCTCAAGCACTTCTACCTTAGAAGCAAGCTCTTCTGCAACATCAACAGCCTCATCGGGAATATCGATGTAATGCTCTTGGAATAGATCCTTGAGACCTGACATGAACGATTCTACGATTTCAGCCTTAAGACCGCGCTCAATAGCGACGCTATTGTTTTCCATCCACTGCTCAACAACATAATCGAGATACGTATCAACGCGCTCTACGAGCTCTTCGTTCATAGAAGCGGTCTCTTCGGAAATCGTTGAGTTGACTTGCTCGTCAAGAGCATCAATCTGCTCGTTTACTTTTGCAAGTACAGCTGTTTCAAAAATTTCTGTTGCTTTTGTGAGGAATTCTTCAGATACTTCTGTACCAGAAAAAATTGCTTTGATGTCATCAGACACATCAATATCTTCTTTTGTGATCTTTGACATTTTTGCGTTCTTTCCTGAGTCGTGAGATACTTCAGCGACTGGCTTACTCTTTCTACCATGCATTGAATCATACGCAGAAGAAACGTCCATTTTCTTCATTGATCCAAGTGACTGAACCATTGCGTTGATCATACCTACTTTAGTGTAGGGCTTGATGCCTGAACCCTGAGTAGCAGACCCAGACTTATCGCCTGCTTGTGGAGCAGTACCCGGTGATGTTGCGTTTACTCCGGTAGCATCAGGAACCTCAGCGTTAACGCCGTAGCTCGACTTCTTTGCTTCTTGCACGTCGAGCTTTTCGACGTTAGTGTCCTGAACTGACATATTAATATTCTCCCTCAGAGTTATAGAAGATTCTTCTAGTTTATTTATAAAAATGTGTATTATTAAAGTTTATTTAGAAACTTATTAAACGCATTAAGAAATACTTCTTCTTGATCTTTCTTAGTAGCGAATCCTTCATTAATTTCAAATTTGATCTGAGCAACTTCCTTTTCAACAAGGATGCCATTATCCCAGATCCACTCACGACCTTCCATGATTCCATTAGCTAGTGCTTGAGGAGCAGAAGGATCAGCTACGATATCAGCGGCTGTAGCCAAATAGAAGTCCTTTTGAACTTCCATGAGTTCGCCTTTTTTAACAAGAGAACCCATACCGCGTGAAGAAAAGCCTAACTTTGCGCCTTCTTTCATCAAATTCTTTACGATATTTCCATAAGGCGTATCCATGATCTTAACGCGGCCGATGAAGTTATCACCTTCCTGACGCAATGACTTAATCATGTGAGATACGCGCTCGAGATTGATGGTTGGTCCCTGTGGATGACCAAGCTCACCATAAGCACGATTTTGTTCAACGAATTCACGATTGTAGCGTTTTACTTCGTTTGATAGAGTATCTGTTGGGTACATACGACCGTTCTTATTCTTAAGATTACCCTGCATGAGGATACCTTCGAGGAAGAACTGCTTTTCGCCTGCTTCATTAGATTCTGTGATGATCTTAAGATCTTCGTTTACTTCGCAGATGAGTTTCATTAGTATTCCGAGCCTCCTGCGATTGTAACAGTCTTATGCAGCTTAAGAATGAGAGTTGATGGACCCGATCCAGTCTTAATCACGGATACATTAGAAGTCGCTTCCGCGGTTCCGTTATCAACAAGACGAGAATCTGAAAGATCAAAAACATGTTGACCATCAGAAAGAACTAGAATAGTATTAGAACCGCGCTTTATTGTCCAGTATGCGTTGTTTCCGATTGACCATTCTGCAGAAATGATATTCAGGCGAGTAACGGTTTCGCCAATAGAATTGGCTCCCCAGATGTTAACAGTGTCTGTTGCATTGAGCTTAATACCACCGCTGGCATTAAACTTAGCAATAACCCATCCGCCTTTATTTTGTTTGTTTACAACGCCTTCTGCAGCCATTACTCATCTCCAGTGGTTTGTTCAACAAAATCCAACATCTTTAAGAATGATTCCGAACTTTCGTTAACGGCTGAGCGGAATATGTGTCGATTACCAGTATTCAGATTAGCAAATACTTCTTGCATTGCAGTCCAAATCTCTTCGTTTATTTCAATGACGTCACCATTTAGAAGCTCGATCGAAATTGTATCATCTTCTGATTCATTTATCACTGGAGCATTAACAAACAACGATTCTCTGAATGGCTTAACGGATGATGCGCCACGAACTGGCTTAAAATCGCCCTGTGTCTTATCGGCCCGAGTGAGGGGAGTCTTGCCGCCTTTAAATCCAGACTTATCAGCAAGATTCGAAGTTCCTTGCTTGACTGTAGTGCGATCGCCATTTTCTGGATGGTGATCACCAGTACCCATTTCGCGAGCATTTACAGTGTCGTCTGAACCCTTCTCGGGATATTCTTTATCGCTCTTAGTATGAGCGTCCATGAAATCAATCTCTCCTTGAGCGCGGGGCTTCAGCTCCGCAGCTTCAGGATTAGCTTTATCGATAGCCTCACGCAGTTGCTTGAACGTCTTCATCCGATTCGGTCTCCTGTTCTGCGGGCTCTTCAGAGCTAAACATATTAGCAGCGATCTCTACACGCTTCAATTCTAGAGCGTCTTGAATTTTAGCAGCCATCGCCGAGTTGATAGCATCACGAAACTCGTGTGCGTTTTGATTCGCAGCCGCTTGAATAGCAGTATAAATTTGTTCCATAATCACTCCTCTTTTGCGAATCTATTTATAAAATTCACTATAAAATGTCAGCTGTATATTTATAGACTACATATTAACGTATAACATGCGGAGTAATTAAGTTATGAATATTGGATTGATTGGTGATCATATATCTGATATATATGTGTACGGAAAAGTTGAAAGAATTTCTCCAGAATCTCCAGCTCCTATTTTTACACATATTCGAACAGAATTGCGTCCAGGCGGGGCAGGAAACGTCAGAGAAAATTTAAAATCTCTGGGGGCTGAAGTAACATATTATCGTGATCACGTTTCAAGTTTAAAAACTAGATACGTTTGTGATAATCATATTATCTTTCGCTCAGATGAAGATGAATTCGTAAACAATGAAAAGACCGTTTACGAATTCGACGATTCAGTCGAATATGTTATACTCAGTGACTATAACAAAGGATATATTTCAAACCCTTTTAAAACTATACAACAATTAATTGTTGATGGTAAAACTGTAATTGTAGATCCTAAGAAACATTTAAGTAATTATGCTGGATCTTCAATCATCAAACTTAACGAAAAAGAATACGCCAGTTATGCGGACGATTTAGAATACACATTAGCAGCCAAAAAATATGTCACTCGCGCGCTCGTGATCACGCGAGCGAACAAGAGTACGATAATCGCAACTTCCGAAACAGTAACAGAAATAGAAACACAAGAACATCAAGTCGCGGATGTAACTGGTGCTGGTGATGTATTTATAGCAGCTATGACTTACTATCTAGCCAGCGGTGATTCTTTAGAATCAGCGGTTAAGAAAGCTAACAAGTTAGCCTCAATATCGGTAACTAAATTCGGAACCTATGTGCTAACTAAAAACGACATCGAATCCATTAATTGCTCCGTTGTATTCACGAACGGGTGCTTCGATATAATCCACAGAGGACATATCGAGTATCTTAAGAGATCAAGAGCGTTAGGGAATAGGTTAGTCGTTGGGATCAATTCGGACGCAAGCATTCGAAGATTAAAAGGTTTGTGTAGACCTTTCACCAAGCAAGAAGATCGTAAGGCTATATTAGAATCGATGAGTTTCGTTGATGAAGTCATTATATTTAACGAAGATACTCCATATGAACTCATAAAACAAGTACAGCCAAACATAATAACTAAAGGCGGAGATTATCTCGCAGAGAATGTTGTAGGAAAAGATTTAGCTGAAGTCGTAATAATTCCTTACATCAATGGGTATTCAACCACAAAAATTATGGGAAACACATGAATAATATTGTTGAGAAAGGTTGGGGTCGCGAAATCATATTCGTCAATAACGATATGTACTGCGGCAAGCTTCTTTGTTTTGATAAAGCTGGTTCAAAAGGTAGTATGCACTTTCACGGCAAAAAGACTGAAACGTGGTACGTTCAGTCTGGTAGATTTTGCGTATGGTATATCAATCCCAGCGACGCATCTAGATGTTTCGAAATACTGAACATTGGTGATATATGGACTAATGAAGTTTGTGAACCTCATCAACTAGAAGCATTAGAAGACGATTCTGTGATATTTGAAGTATCTACACCAGACGATCCTAAAGATAGCTATCGTATAGAAAAAGGAGATAGCCAATCATGAAATATATGATTGATATTGATGGTACGATATGCACGACAACAATCAACGGTAATTATGAATATGCAGAGCCATTCACTAACAGAATAAAACATTTCAATTCTTTATATGATCAGGGGCATGAAATTAATTACTGGACTGCTCGTGGAGGAACCACCAATAAAGATTGGTCCGAATTAACCAAAAAACAATTAGAAAAATGGAAAGTTAAATATACAAGCGTCAGTTTTAAAAAGCCATCATATGATATTTGGATTGATGATAAAGCGCATAATGTAGAGAGTTATTTTAATGATATTATTAACAGGGTCTAAAGGGTTTATTGGGTCTCAATTGATCGATCATTTTTATGACATAGAAATCGATATCTATGAGATTGAACAAGAACAATGCTTCTTTTATTTAAATGCTACACCTTGGGAAAGAGTGACTAAAATTTATCATCTAGGAGCCATCTCTTCTACCACTGAAACCAATATTGATTTGATATATCGTCACAATATAGACTTCTCGATTAAGCTATTTGAAAAAGCTATTGAATATAAAATACCAGTTGTATACGCTTCTTCTGCATCTGTTTATGGTAATAGTACTGAAGCTTCTATACAACCGCTCAATTACTATTCTATGTCAAAAGCCACAGTTGATATATTTGTGTCGGATAATATGCACAGATTTGCAAATATTGTTGGGTGCAGATTTTTTAATGTATATGGAAAAGGTGAAGATCATAAAGGTAGTCAGGCAAGCCCAATTCATCAATTTACTAAACAGGCAAAAGAGACTGGTGTCATTAAGATATTTACAGGATCAGAACATTATTATAGAGATTTTGTTTGGGTAGAAGACTGTATTAATTTTATGCTAAAAGAAAGAACTAGCGGGATCTATGATGTTGGTACTGGATTGCCTGTATCATTTAGAGAAGTGGCTGAATGTGTTGCTAAAAAATATAACGCAAGTATAGAAGAGATACCTTTCCCTAAACATCTGATGGAAAAATATCAATACTATACTTGCGCTAATAGTTTTAGAGAAGATTTTATTTCAGTCCGAGACTATCTCGAATCTTAGTGGCTGAGATATTATGGATAACTTCATCAAACACTTCCTGTTCAATCTTGTATCCAACGTCACGTCCGTAAGTAATATTCACGATGTTAGGTACAACTTGAACAGTATACTTTCCGTAGAACTTTGGACCAAGAGCCTTATGAATTCGCTCTTCTACATCAGCAATATCAAACGGATTACTGTTGTTCCAGTCCTGACAATCACGAATCATAATACATACCTGCCCCGTCTTGGCTAATGCTCGTTCAAATAATGCTTGATGTCCATCGTGCCACGGTTGCCAACGTCCAAGCATCTGAACAGTAGGCTTACGAGGATCAAATTGTTCTGGCTTTTCTATATTAATAATATCATCAACAATGCGTTTAGCCCATTCTTTTGCATTGAAGCTTGTGATACGATAATCATATTTTGAAGGAGCTTCAAACATTTTATTTGTGTCTTCGTATCGTCCCTTCTTAATAGTATCCATCCAGATAATATAATCTGCTGTACCACCTTCCGAAAAGATATTTCTTAGCTTTTCTGTAGGACAAATGAACTCGCAGATAGAAAAGATTCCCAGATTCTTATCTTCGTTGCCGTACTTACCCATACGTTCAGCCTGACGTATGCGACCGGCTTCTGAAAAATCCCAATCATCAAAAAGCTTACGTACCGAATCGGCATTGTGCCAATTCACAGCTTGATTTCTTGACATGAACTCATCATACATTTCTTGAGCAAGTGTTGTCTTGCCTGAACCCGGTAATCCCATAATCAAGATTTTCATTTATTTCTCCATAGGTATATTAAAAGCAATAGAAATGCGTGTTGAGCTAGTCATGTTCCTATGCACCATATGATCAACAAAGGAGGGAAACAAAATCATTCTTCCTGTCTTTGGTTGATATCGATGAGGTGATTTTAATTGTGTATTTAATCCTTGCCACATATCTTTTTGTTTGGCTGGTTCATTGAATTGAATATCCCCAGAATTAGGCATAGCCTGAACATAATATACTCCAGATATAAAATTACCAAAGTGGTTATGTTCAGCTTCATAGTTGCCTGGCTGAAAATAATTAATCCATGAATCTACTCTCATGAATTCTAACTTGCGCCCATACAAGTTAGCATACTGTTTTACTACAGAATAGATTTCTTCACGCAGTAAATTGAGTTTAATCTCAGTCAAAATATCATGATATGTATGATAAGACGTATTGAGGTTTTCTCCGTTACTATACTCCACATACTTCTTATAGCCATCCGTCGTTTCCCATTGTCGAACTGACATAATAGTCTTTTCTACTATGCTATGATCGACATCGTGTACGCCAAATAGAGTAGGAAATAGTGAATCAACTTGCATTCATTTGCTCCATAATCAATTCTCGCGCTCGCGTGAGAGGTTCTTTCCAACTACGTAACTTTGACTGTTTTAGCACACTCAGATTGTCACCGTACCAAGGTGTCGTTTCGTTTGTCCTTGTAGAAGTCCAGATATAGTATTCTGCAATAGGAACACATACGATTGCTCGTTTCCCCATTGCTCCAGCAACATGTACTAGACTTGTGCATGAAGAAACAATTATATCCATCTGGTCTACAAAGTCAAGAGTATCTTCCCAACTCTTTATTCTGTTCTTGAGTGATATGCTACCATCATATTCTTTTTCTGTGTCGATATAATACACAGAAGCATTCTCAGGTATAATATCCATCACCTGATCATATGGTATTCTACGATAGACATCCTGTTCAAAGTGAGGATTGCCATTTACCTTGATACCAATCTTGAACTTCTTGTCGTCTAGTTTGTTCTTTTCTTGACGCAAAGGTTTCAGATATGGTCCATTCCACAATTGATTTTCTTTTAGACCCAGATATCCCGGCAAACTCATCATGTGTGTCCACAGAGCATCTTTTGGAAAGAACAAATAATTAGTCGTTACTTCATATCCATGTCTTCTGAACAGCCCAACTAAATCTGGACGATACATATGCCAAGAAGAATACAGGATAGGATTCATTCCCAGTGCTTTTAGATTATCCAAGAATCGAAGATTGATAAGTTCATCACCAATCCCGCCTTCGCCATTTATGATAATAGTCTTACCCGGATATGCTCCACCATCCCAAAACTTTAGTTTCAGAACATCCTCAAACAAAGAATTCTTTTTCTTAAAGGTATTAATAAAACGATCAATACCCTTTGATGTATGTCCTTGTCTTAGATACTTACCACACAATGCAAAGTCGAGTGATTGTTCCTCTGATGCTCTTTTACCCTCTGCAATCAGCTTCTCGATAATTTCTTCTGCTTCTTGCTTCTTGCCCATCAAAGAAAGATTAAATGCTTTTTGTGATAGTGTGTCTACATCATCAGGGTTAATCAAAAGATTAAGATTGATGTAATGCAATGCTTTTTCTGGATAGTTATTTAAGTTATAAGCCTTGTATAGATTTTCTCTGGCAATGTACAACTGCTCTGATGTACGCATCATTGAATAACATATCTCTGCACACTTGAGATACAGTTCTGCATACTTAACTTCGAGTGCTGCTCGCCCCACAGATTCATATTCTTGCATTGTCTTAGCAAGCGAGAACACTTCATCCAATAGAATAAGCGCAGTTTTCCTGCGCTCATCTGAAGTCAGTTTCTTTATTACGAAAAGTAAAGGATCAGTTTCCTTTTGAACCACCTCAGTCATTTTTAATAGCCACCATACGGATATGATATTCCATTACAATGTTATTATGTTCATGGATATATCTTTTAGCCTGTTCCATTTGCATTCCCTCAAATGCTTTCATATACATTGGATCAGGAATTTCATTAACGTCAACAACCTCAAAGTCAACTTTAAAATAATATCCCAATCGTGATGCAGCTGCGTTCTGCTCCCTACATGCATCATTGTACTTACGACTAAACAACGCTAATCCATCAGGAGTGATTGGACGACGATGAGTAGGATCGTTTAGATAGTAATCATGTCTTGGATGAGGAACACGAATATCGATCAATGCTCCATGCTTACATACACGATACACTTCTTGCAAGCAATGAAAGTATCCTTCACCCATATGTTCGAATACGTGATGAGCGATAACTTGCTCTACCGTATTATCTTCAAAAGGAAACTTATCCTTTTCCATATCAAAGATATGCTCTGCGCCTGTTCTTGCGTCATAATCGCAGTTAACAAATCCATCAAATCGTGTATCACCAGCACCTAAATTAATCTTCATGTTGTACTCACTTTTCAAATTGATTTTCTATTTTAGGATGATGCCCCTTACGACAATCGAACTGCCTACAGGCTAAAGGACGATCATTATAAATCTTGCATCGTTTATCTGCACCAAAGTATATGCAACCCGTCTCGATACGAGGGATAGCTATCACAGGCACATTTGGATTTGCTGGATTTTCCATAAAAGTAAATATGTACTTACCAGATTTCATTTCTCGCTCAGTGAGATACGGAGAAAGAATTTCACAACAAAGAGTGCATCCTATCTTAGTACAAGGAACATCGGACTCTTCGATATCACGCTCAATGGTGATAGCCTTGATATCATGTGTAACAAATTTCATTACCAAACCTTAAGATTATCAAACTCCGCCCAAAGATCAGGAGGCATTATTGGCTCACGTTCTATATATTGTACTTCTTTTCTTATCTTGTGTAAACCATTAATTCCAGCTTCTGCATCATATTCGTCCCACGAAGCCTCTACGTTATTGAAATCGTGATCAAAATAGGGTTCTCCAATAAAATTATAGAGGGCTCGCATTGTTTGTTCTGGATGTTTGGCTAATTGCTCATAATCCAGAAGCATAATGCTTTTCTTTTGTGGTCCGGTCATAGCTTCTTTTAATGAGTCATATGCAAATCTGACTGTACTACCGGGAGACATAAGAGAATATGTTCGTGTGTATACTGACTGAGCTTCTTCTTCACCATACAATTGTGACATAGTAAATGGATTTTTTCGAAAAAGAACTTCAAACGAATCTAGCACCCAACGGATATCACGAACGCAACAGATGATTTTTGCATCTGGATTTGTGCGTTCTAATATGGGGAGTAGACCTGTCCATCCACGATTTGTATTGAAACATACTTGTTGTGGGATGTGCGAGTGATATGTTTCTATAAGATTTTGAATAAGCTCAAAACGCTTGTCTTCAGGGCATTGTAAATGATATCCCGGTCCCGCATGAGATTCGGTTACAATTCTTCTAACAAATCTAGCCAAAGGATTAGAGATGTTAGAATAGAATTCAGGATTCTGATTAAGAATTGATGTAAGAAGAGTTGACCCTGAACGGGGCAACCCAGAAATAAAATGATATTTTTTCATGTGACCTCATAATGAATTACACTATTATATAGTCAGATCAGTAATAGCAAACAGAGTGAGGCGATTAATATCCGATACCCCTTCTGCAACACTTTTGAAACTAGTTCCTGCAAAGCCAACAGGCGTTACGGGGCTTGCTGTGCTTGTAGAATTACCAACACCTAAATTTCCATTTGTGTTTCGTCCCCATGTCCATAACGTTCCATCAGTTTTGACAGCAGCCATGAAATTGGTCCTAGAACTAACTTGTTTCCAATTAGTCCCGCCACCAGCGATCCCTTCAGGACTTAATTTAGATGTTGTTGTGTATCCATCTCCTAACTGCCCATTGGAACGACTTCCCCATGTCCACAGCGTGCCGTCAAATTTAATAGCTGCCGTCGAAGAATATCCACAACTAACCTGTTTCCAATTGGTTCCTCCACCAGAAGTTGTACCAGGACTTGATCTATCCGCATATTGATCATTACCTAATCTACCAGCACCACCTAATCCCCACATCCACAAAGTTCCGTCAGTTTTAACTGCTCCCATATATTGTCGTCCACAACTAACTTGTGACCAATTAGTTCCTCCACCAGCAACTGTACCGGGAGACGATCTTGATGTAGCGGCGTCAGATGTACCTGCTCCTAATGATCTGCTATTATTACTTCCCCATGTCCAAAGAGTGCCATCGGTTTTGACTGCAGCCATGTTGCTAGAAACAGCACCATGGACACCAACACTTACTTGTTTCCAATTAGTTCCGCCACCGACAGTTGTTCCGGGACTTGATCTAGATGTTGTATTACCTGTTCCTAATTGTCCTCTAGTATTATTTCCCCATGTCCATAGAGTACCATCAGTTTTAACAGCTGCCGCCTGCCCTATACCATAGTATTGATCACTACCCATACTAACTTGTTTCCAATCAACACCACCGCCAGCAGTTGTTCCCGGCGATGATCTATTTGTTTGATTCCCAGTTCCTAAATGACCTGAACCATTATATCCCCATGTCCACAATGTACCATCAGATTTAATAGCAGCGACTGCGCTTCCACCTGAAACTTGTTTCCAATTCAATCCTGCTCCCGCAGCGGTAGAAACGAAACTTGATCTATTTGTTGTTGTTCCGTCACCTACTGCGCCTGAAACATTATATCCACAAGCAAACAATCCACCGTCACCAAAAAACTCTCTCTTAATCAAGAGATCATCTATTTCGGTTTCTCTACCGTTATATGTGGCTTTAAATCCTACGGGCATTATGTGTCTCTCAATCTAAAAATCTGAACTAGGTTTCCTGTGAACGAATAAAACATTTATATGGTTAGATCTGTAAGACCCCCCATCCCGTTTCCTGATTGTCTAAGAATTACTTGTTTCCAATTAGTTATACCACCAACAGTTGTTCCGGGGGACGATCTATCTGTTGTTGTTCCATCCCCCAATTGATTGTTGTTGTTTCTTCCCCATGTCCACAGCGTGCCATCAGTTTTTATGGCGCAAGCATTTCCTCCTGAAACTCCCGGCGCTCCCGGAGTACCAATCTGTTTCCAATTAGTACCACCACCAGCAGTGGTTCCGGGCGATGATCTATCTGTTGTTGTTCCATCACCCAATTGTCCATTATTACCATACCCCCATGTCCATAGTGTACCATCATTTTTAATCGCTCCTACCATTCCACTTGCAGTAGATGAAACAGCTACTTGTTTCCAATTAGTACCCCCACCAGCGGTTGTTGCTGGTGAATAGTGATCATCAGTATTTCCAGTACCTAAACGCCCTCCAATATTATATCCCCATGTCCAAAGAGTTCCGTCAGTTTTCACTGCCGCCATCATATAATACCCACATGATACTTGTTTCCAATTAGTCCCTCCACCCGATGTTGTTCCGGGGGAAGACCTTGAATTTCCAGCGTTTGATCCAGTGCCCAATGTTCCTCTAACATCCTGACCCCATGTCCATAGCGTACCATCAGTTTTAACACCGGCTCCACTGCCAGAAAATCCACCTATAGATACATCTTTCCAATTATTTCCACCACCAGCGGTTGTACCGGGAGATGATCTATTTGTTGTTGTTCCGTCTCCCAATCTACCTTTAGTATTATCGCCCCATGTCCACAATGTACCATCAGTTTTAATAGCTGCCGTTGTGTTATCCCCGCAGTCTACCATTTTCCAATTAGTACCACCGCCAGCGGTTGTTCCGGGTGAATATTTCTCTGTTGCGGCAGTCCCATCACCTAATGCTCCAGTGGCAGTTAGATTGGCACCCCATGTCCATAACGTACCATCAGTTTTTACTCCTGCTGCATGATAACTATACCCGTAAGAAAGTTGTTTCCAGTTAGTTCCTCCGTATGCATACGATGTAGGCGAGGTATTCCAATAATATGTTGAAAGAGCACCAGTTTGACCACCGCCAAATCCCCAAGAATAAAAGTTTCCATCGTTAAAAAACTCTCTCTTAATCAAGAGATCATCTATTTCAGTTTCTCTACCGTTATATGTGGCTTTAAATCCTATGGGCATATGTCTCTCAATCTAAAAATCTGAACTAGGTTTCCTGTGAACGAATGAAACAACCATGGTCTGAAGAATACAGCCTGACCCGGTTCTAATTCGTAATTTACTTTCACATTCCATTGAAACAAATCTCTGTAAGGAAACTCATATCCCTCCAAAGCATTTCTTGCACCATCTTTATGTTCATAGATATTAAAATATGTATGGTCTAATGCAACTACAAGTATCCAATCTTTTTCTGATTCAAAATCTTCAAAGTGAACAAATACCTCTGGAAGACGGAATACACCAGAACGATCCATATCAACTTCTACTTTTCTTGCAATAGTATTTGATATGATCTCAGATATATCATCAGGCACATGATTAAAGTTTTCTAGTTCTCTTCCAAGTTCTTTTTGAACAAAGGATAAACTTTTTGCAACCAAAGAAAGATTGTATGCTCCTTCGGGTGTATAGAAATCATCAATGGTTAATGTTTTAATGAATGCCATATTAAAAATCTATTTCTCTTATTGCAGCAAGATTTTTCCCTGCTGTACTACCTTCGACTTGTTTCCAAGTAGTTCCACCACCAGCAGTTGTGACGGGAGATGTTCTATTTGATGCTGTTCCGTCGCCCAACATACCAAGTGAATTGCTTCCCCATGTCCACAAAGTTCCGTCAGTTTTAACAGCGCCCATCGTAGAAGAACCACTAGACACCTGTTTCCAGTTTCTTGTGCCGCCAGCCGTTGTTCCGGGTGACGACCTAGATACTACGTTATCACCCAAGGCGGTCGCAGAGCCACACGTAAACAATTCTCCAGAAGCAAATCCCGGAACCAAATCTGGATATGCATCCATCACATATTCTTTGGTGACATACTTGTTACCAATATCTACGCCATCATTATCTTTAAAATTAAATGTAGGCATTTATAATTCACCTTGATCCGATATTATCAAAAGATTATACATTGAGATTGATACATCTTTCCAATTAGTGCCTCCTCCAGAAGTTGTTCCGGGAGATGATCTATCTGTTGTGTTTCCGCTGCCTAATGTTCCGTAGCCACCCTCACCCCATGTCCAAAGAGTACCATCTGTTTTAATAGCAGCCATATTATACCATCTTGCGTTTACTTGTTTCCAATTAGTTCCTCCACCAGCAGTTGAACCAAAACTTGATCTAGTTGTTGTTGTTCCGTCGCCTAATAAACCTTTATAACCATATCCACATGTCCACAAAGTACCATCAGTTTTAACAGCAGCTGTGTTAGTAGTGCCACAACTTACTTGTTTCCAATTAGTACCACCGCCAGCAGTTGTACCGGGACTTGTTCTAGATGTTGTGTTATTCGTTCCTAATGTCCCAAAACCATTACTTCCCCATGTCCATAAAGTCCCATCAGCTTTAACAGCAGCAGCGTGAAAAGACGAACACGATACCTGTTTCCAGTCAGTTCCGCCACCAACAGTTGTACCCGGACTTGATCTATTTGTTGTGTCGCCTGTGCCTAATGCTTTACCAGCATTATATCCGCATGTCCATAGAGTACCATCAGACTTGATTGCTGCTAAAACATTGGAAGCCATTGCGACTTGTTTCCAATTAGTACCTCCACCAGCAGTTGTACCGGGAGATGATCTATCTGTTGTATTACCAGTCCCTAAAGGTCCTGAAGTATTAACTCCCCATGTCCACAAAGTCCCATCAGTTTTAACTGCGGCTGCATTACTGCCGCCAACTGCGACTTGTTTCCAATTAGTTCCTCCACCAGCCGTTGTGCCGGGACTTGATCTGGATGTTGTTGTTCCATCACCCATTCCACCACTTTGCGCCCCTCCCCACGTCCACAATGTACCATCAGTTTTAATTCCAGCGGCTACATGTTGTAATCCAGCACTAACTTGTTTCCAAGTAGTCACACCACTAACAGTTGTACCGGGAGATGATCTACCTGTTGTTGTTCCATTACCTAATCGACCATATTGACCATACCCACAGGTAAACAATTCTCCAGAAGCAAACCCCGGAACTAAATCAGGATAAGCATCCATAACATATTCTTTAGTGACATACTTGTTGCCAATATCTACGCCATCATTATCTTTAAAATTAAATGTAGGCATTAATTATTCCTCATGGTCCCATTAACGACACAGGATTTCCAAGATCAACTGCATCTAATTCTGTTGCAGTTGCACATGCGTCGATTTCAGTATTCTTATTTACTTCCCATACGAACTGATCCTGAACATGATTAGCGCCCGCAGTAACAACCGCACCCAGATCAGACTGAGTAAGAGTTAGCCATCCTTCAGGAAACTTCCATTGTACTGTATCAGCACTATCCATCAATAGATATTTCTGTACGAAGATATCACGAGATTGTCTGGCTGTGTCTACTGTTACTTCTGTTCCTTGAACAGTAACCTTTACACCAGCAACTTCTTTCTTCCAACGATTTTCAGCAACCACTTGCTTCAATGTTGATTTGATATTATCGATAGGAGTTGGTAATACCTGAAATGTGCCGATAGCCTTACCCGTTGAGAAATCCCAAAAAGGACCGTGCGGATATTCAATCTTAGCATTGTAAGATGGATATACCAGTTCCGAAGCATAAATCTTCGTGTTCTCATCAATCGTGATGATTTCTTCATCAGACTTACTCATTGGAAGTTTAAGTTCAATTTCACAATCTTCCTCAAGAGAAGATTCGAACGAACGATAATTCCATGCTCGTGGACCGTTAATTACGTGTCCGTTGTGTACTAAAACATATGCAGTCATATTTCTTT